CCTATTCCACCCATTCCAAAACGGAGAAAAACCGATGATTCACAACCTAGGAAGCAAAACTTACCTAGCCAGCCTGTTACCGGCTGACTCTCGCACTGCTACAGCTACCGGCACTGGCTTCGACCTGCAAGGGTCTAATGACGCTGAAGGTGAAGCCGTAGTGATTTTTGATTGCGAGGCAGGTAGTGGCACCAGCCCCACGATGGATGTAAAACTCCAAGATTCGGCTGATAACTCTACCGGCTGGGCTGATATCACTGGCGCTGCTTTTACGCAAGTCACTAGCACTGCCTCACAGCAAAAGCTAACTATCAACGCTAACGATGTTCGTCGTTATGTGCGTGCGGTTGGCACATTAGGTGGCAGCAGCACACCTACCTTTGTATATGCCGTTTCAATGCTTTACAGCAAGAAGTACGGTAACTAATCCTGATGGCGATATCTGATACGCTGACATTTTTGAATATCGACGAATTTGGCGTTACTTGTCAAATTGGTGCTGGTGCCAGCTTTGTCGGCGTATTGGATTCGCCAATGGATGTAATCGCTGGTGGCATGGCACTGTCTAGGGAGTATATGCTTTTAGCAAAAACTTCTGATGTCAGTGCCGCTGCCCGTGGAACAAGCATTACTGTTGACGGCGGATCTTATACCGTTCGCGAAAACCGCCCAATTGATGATGGCCTTTTTTCTGAATTGCTATTGAGCAAGGTATAACAAATGAGCGGAATTTTTAGGGTTGACACGCAAGCAAGTTGGGCAGCTACAAATCCTATCTTGTTGCCTGGAGAAGTTGGCCTTGAAATGCCTGCTCGCAATATAAAAATTGGCAATGGCAAATCAAACTGGAATCGATTAAATTATTTCGGCTGCCCAGGCTATTGGGCATCGTTTTGGGATTTAACATCACAAACCGCAGTAGCGAATACACCAACTACAATTTTATTGCGTAATGCTGATTTAGATAATAGCGGCATCAGTATTGCGTCAAATACAACGATTACATTTGCCTATGCTGGCGTTTATAGCATTACATTTTCAATACAGTTTACAAATAGCGATACTTTAATACATGATATAAATGTATGGTTACGCAGAAATGGCACTAATGTAGTTGCATCTGATAGCAGATTTAGTATTACGTCTAGCCATGGCGGAGTTGATGGCAATGTGATCGGCACGGTTAATTTTGTATTAAAGCTTGCTGCTGCTGACTATCTTGAGTTGATTTGGGCTACTAGCAATGCTGCTACTTATATCCATGCTGAGGTAGCACAAACCAGCCCGTTTGTGCATCCAAGCATTCCCGGTGTTATCTGTACCATAGTGCAAGTTGCATCCGCTTAATCATGGCTGACACCAGACGCGAATTAATTTTAAAAAGGATTAAAACCAATCTTGACCCAATAACTGGCGCCACTTGCTACCGCAGCCGGGTAGAGCCATTGGCTAGAGGCGAAGCGCCAGCAATTATTGTTGAGCCCGTTTCGGATCAGCCGTCCGAAGTGTTTTCTACAGTCTTGCAATGGATTTTAAGAGTAAGAGTGACAGTAATTGTGCGAACCAATACGCCAGATGACAGCTCAGATGCCTATTCGCAACAAGTGCATAGCCTGATTATGAGCGATCCAACAGTCAACAGCTATGCACTTGATATAAATCCAGATCGCGTTGAATTTAGTTTATATGAAGCTGATGTGCCTCTTGGTATTATAAGTATGGACTTTTTGGTGTCGTATCGTTCTGGTCGCACCAACCTTACTTCGGCAAGCTAAAATGATTGAGAAAACACAACCACTAAAACCTGTCCCAAACCCTGGGGTTGGAGGTACGTACCTTTTTGACCCTAAGACAGGTAGCCTTACACTAGTAGAAGAAACCGCCCCTTCAGGAACAACCCCAAATGGCAAAGCTTTACCGCAAAAGGACAGTCCTAGTCAAAAGTGAGGCTACTTACGGCACAGATTCCAGCCCTGTTGGAAGCGATGCAGTTCAAGTGCGAAATTTGGAAGTTACACCGGTTGAATCTGACGTATTAAGCCGAGATTTGATTCGTCCATATTTAGGCGCATCGCCACAGCTAATTGCAAACACTCGCGTTCAAGTGACATTTGAAGTTGAGTATGCAGGTTCTGGCACTCTTGGAACGGCTCCTCGTTACGGTTCGCTTTTAAAATCTTGCGGTTTTAGTGAAACCGTTGTTGCAAGCACTAGCGTCACTTATGCGCCAGTATCAACAAGCTTTAGTTCTGTAACAATTTATTACTCTACTGATGGTGTGCGTCATAAGGTAACTGGTGCGCGTGGAACTTATAGCTTGAATTTAACCGCTAACCAGATTCCGGTCATTAACTTTACAATGACTGGCCATTATGTAGCACCTACGGATACTGCTGATCCAACCCCAACTTTTACAGCTCAAGCAACACCAAAAATCTTTAACGATACAAACACTACTGCCTTTACACTATTTAGCGAAACCGATCTTCCATTGCAAAGCTGCCAGCTTGATATTGGCAACGAAGTCGTTTATCGGGAATTGGTAAACAGTGACAAAGAAGTTACTATTGTAAACCGTTCTGGTAGCGGCAGCTTGGTAATTGAAATGCCAACATTGGCGAGCCATGATTTCTTTGCAGATGCAGTGGCTGCTACTACAGGAAACCTTTCAATTGTGCATGGCACAACTGCTGGCAACATTATCACTTTGGCTTCAGCAGCTAACGCTATAAGTCTTGGTGCTCCTTCTTACTCAGAAGACAGCGGTGTTGTTATGCTAAACTTGCCATACACCTTGGTGCCTAGCACTTCAGGTAACGACGAATTCACACTCGCCTACACCTAAATCTCATGGCATTTGTTTTAAAAAAGGCTGCTTCTTATAAGTGGCCTGTCAAAGTTGAGACACCGGCTGATGGTGGTACATTTGAAACGCAAACATTTGATGCAATTTTCAAAAAATTAGGCCGCACAGCATTTAATGCATTAGTTGATAAAGGCGACGATGCTTTTATTGATGGCATCCTTGAAGGCTGGGATGGAATTAAAGACGAAAACGGCAAGGACATTCCATTTACTGAAAAAACCAGAAAAGATTTATGTGATGATTCTTGTTTTGTAAAAGCAGTAATCAAAGCATATTCAGATAGTGTTTTAGGGGAACCAGCAAAAAACTAAAAGACGCCGCGCTTTATTGGTGCGGCGTTGCATCAGCGGGAGAGGAAGAAACTGAAGATGATTTGAAAGCGTTAGGTATGATGCCTGACGCTATTGCAGAACTACAATCGCGCAAGCAATCAAAAGATTTCGAGGTATGGGAAGAAAACTGGGATATTGTCATAATGTTTTTGCGCATGAGCACTCAATGGGTTAGTGGTTTTAATGGCGCAACCGGCTTGAACTACCAAAGCTTAGAATGGTTATGTAAGCTATATGCAGTAAAGGATCCCATGGCCATGCTTGACGGGATCCAAGTAATGGAGATGACCGTCCTGTCCACGTTAAACAGCAAAAACAAATGAGCACCATCACCTCTGAAATTAAGCTTCGCATCAAAACTGAAGGCGATGCGGCATTGACGGGGCTAGGTGCCAAATTAAATAATTTAGCTAATCAAGCAACAGCATCAAGTCAAACTTTTAAAGGGCTTGCGGCTGAATTAAGAAATGTACAATCTACTACTGTTCAAAGCACTAATAATTTAAAAGCATATTCTGCGTCATGGCGCGAGCTTGCTGGAAGTGTAGATATTGCAAGTAAAGAATTTAGGGAAGCTACAACAGAAGCAGCAAAACTGGATGCGCAAATTGCAAAAGCCGAAGGCCGAAAAGGCCGTGGTGGCCGTTTGGCTGGAGCAGCCCAAACCGTAGGCGCGATAGCCGCTTCCGGAGTATTTGGTGGCCCAGAAGGAGCCTTAGGTGCCGGTATAGGTGCTATTGCTGGCGGGCCTCTTGGGGCTGCTACTGGCGGCGCTATTGGCGCACAGGTTGGCATGATGAGGCAATCAATTGCTGATACAGCAACTTACGCATCAGAAATTGGCAAATTAAATATTGCCTTGCAAGGTGTTACCAAAACATCTGAAGAATACGCTAATGCGCAAGAAGCAATTCGTTCATTAAGTGATTCGCTTAATGTACCAATTAAGGAAGCAACTGCTGGCTTTACTAGATTATCAGCAGCCGTAATTGGCGCTGGTGGCAATGTAAACGATGCCGAAATTGTAATGCGCGGGTTTACTCAAGCGATTAAGGCAACTGGCGGCGGGGCTGAAGAAGTCAATGGTGCAATGATAGCATTGACGCAAATATTTTCAAAAGGAAAAATTAGCGCTGAAGAAATCAACCAAATTGCCGAACGGTTGCCTGGAGCATTTACTGCCATTGCAAAAGCCGCTGGCAAGACTGGTCCAGAGTTATCAGATGCACTTAAGAAAGGAGAAGTTGGCCTTAATGATTTAATGAAGACAGCGCAATATCTTACGGATCAATACGGTGCCTCAGCCAAGAAAATGGCAGCATCAACAGATGATGCTGGCGCACGTATGACGGTAGCATTAGATAAATTAAAACTTTTGATAGGGGAAACATTCAAACCCATCGGGGCTGAGTTTCAAAATTCAATAATAGAAATGGTTAATGCTTCGGTAGCTGCATTTAAAATATTCAAAGAAAAAATTGATGAATCAAATAAATCAATAGCTAATTTAATAGGCAACGACAACTTAAAAGGCATACAATCTTTCTTCAAAACAATTGTCTTAGAAACTTTAGCATCAATCGACCCATTAACTAGAGCTTATCTTTTATTACAAAAAATAAGTGAATTTATTCCTAAAGGAGATCCAAATCTTACGCAAAAACAATTAGCAGATTCTGGCATGGCTGGCCGGTATCCAATTCCGGTTTCTCAACAGACAACTAATTTCCCTGGGCCGACAAAAGATCAAGGGAAAAAGAAAGACAGGCAAGATGAAATTAATTATCTAAGAAATATTGTTGGATATAGAGATATGCTTAATGCCAGACAAGAAGATATTTTGCAAACAGTTAATGCGTTAGAAAAAGAAAGTGCTGCTTTTCAATTGCAAAAAAATCAAACAAACGAAAAAGAAATTAATCAATTAATGCTAATAAACAATCAGCAAATACTTATTCTTGAAAATCAAAAATTAGTTAACGAAGCAACTTTTCAATATATAGACAAATTAGCGCAAGCTCAAAAAATTCAAGATAAAACTGAAAGACAACTTGTAAGGGATGCCGCAAAACAAAAAGCAGTAAGTGACAAAAAAAGATTAGAGCTTGCTCTTCAAAATCAATTAGATAATTTACAAAATAAAAGCCAACAAAATAGTAAAAAAACATCAGAAGAAACAGCCAAGCAATTAACTGATTCAAAGCGTTTGTTTGATGTATTGCAAGACCAATTAGCAATTGCACGCGCTACTACACCAGAACAAAAAATACGTTTGGAATCACAAGCAAGAATTAATGAACTTGATCGTGAAGGAGCAGCACTTGCTGCCACAAGAACTGAAGAAACCGTAAAACAGCAGGATCTTCAGAATTTACGATCACAAAAACTATTAGAAGAATTAAATTTACAGACACAATTAGCAGCATTGCAACCTAAAAGTCCATTACAAGAATTTGTAAAACAAGCAAGTGCGGAGCTTCAAAACCTTGAAGGTGTTGCTGTAACTGTTTCCCAAGGCATTGGCGACGCTGTAGGCAATTCAGTTAGTTCTGGTATCCAAGGTTTGGTTGAAGGCACTGCTAATGCACAGCAAATATTTTCTGATTTCTTAAAATCTATTGGTCAAATTTTGATACAAGAAGGAGCCAAAATGATCGCTACTTATACCGCAATCGCAATTGCAAAATCACTAGCCGGATTGTTTGGTGGTGGCGGCGGGGGTTTTAACGCAGGAACTAGCACAGCTTTTGGCGGTGGTATCCCAGGCTTGGATATGGGGCAATTTGGCGGCATCAAGATGTTTGCCGAAGGCGGCAGGCCACCAGTTGGCAGGCCATCGCTAGTCGGCGAAAAGGGGCCTGAGCTATTTGTGCCGCGTACTGCTGGTACGATTG